AAGTCCAAGCTAAAAAAGATGGTCTTGATGCTCAGATCAACGAATTAGTAAATCCAACAGTACAAACAAAAACTATAGAGGGCTAATATGGCAGATAAAATTAGTTTAGACGGTAAGGATTACTACATAGACGAAATGTCTGATGAACAAAAATATCTAATATCTTTAGTCCAAGAACAACAAATAAAAATTTCTCAAGCTAAAAAAGATATAGATGTAGCAACTGCTGCTAATCAAGTTTTAGTAGCACAACTTAAAAATTCTTTAGAAGAAGAAAAGGTAGAAACTAAACAAGTAGCAGAGGGCTAAAATGTTTGGTATATCCGCATTTGCTCAATCTCCTTTTGCAGCATTAGGCGGAACTTCTGTAAGCGTAGAAATATCTGGTGTAGCAGCCACTTCTGCTTTAGGAACTACCACACAAACTGGATTAGGAAATGTAACACCAACTGGCCAAGTAGGTACTTCGGCTGTAGCTGGTGTTGGTGTAAATGCTCAAGCAGTAGCAACTTTACCAAGCTTAGTATCTACCGTAGGTTCAGTTGCAGTAACTACTGACGCTGAAGCTAATGTAACACCAACTGGGCAATCAGCAACCTCTGCTTTATCTGGCGTAGCGATTATAGCTGGTGGTGAGATAGGAGTAACTGGTTTTGCGGCTACTGGCGGAATAGGATCTCTAACTGTATCTGGTAAGGCTAATTTAACTTTATCTGGTCAATCATCTACATCTGCTTTAGGCAGTCCAACAGTTGATGCTGAAGCTAATGTTTCTGTAACTGGTCAAAGCGCAACT